GCGGCGCTTCCACGCCTCGCGGTCACGATAACTCTCAACGATTGCGCGGTACTGATCCCGCCAGTTCAGCAAGATGGACGTCTCCACGTTCAGCGCGCCGCCTCCCGTGGTGAACTCGCCCCGCTCGATCTTCACCGATCCGCCCGCACCGGTCACGCCCGCAGAATTGGCCGTGACGATGCGCCGGGCCGCCTCGCAGGCGATGGCGCTCGCGATATCCCCGGTCACTATTGCGCCCCAGGTTGCCGTCACACGCACATTCTGATGCCCGACGACCCAGGTCATCGGCGGCAGATCGATGTAGGCGACCGCGACGGCGTCGGCATTGCGGGCGAGCACCGACGATCCCGTTCCACGGTAGTTCGTCTTGACCGCGAAGTCGGTGATTTGGATGCCGTAGACCGTCGCCGTGACATTCGTGCCGGGTACGATGTCGGGGACGACCAGTTCCGGCGTGCCGGTGCCGTCGAAGGTGCGAGTTTCGGTCACCGGCGAGAAGTTACGGCCTGTCCCGACGGGCTGCGGAGCCTGAAACTCGGCGATCACTGCCAGACGCGTGGCGTCGATGTCGGCAAGCGCGGCCTGCGACAGGTCGGAAAAGTCTACCGTGCTCGTGATCTTGCCGAAAACGGCGCGATTTGTCGGCCAGCCGTTGGTATCGACGTCGAGTGCCATAATCCGCGCCCCCGTCTCTTAATCGACCATCTCGATCGCACCCGCGACGAGGTACTGCGCCGCATTTCCTCCAAGTTGATCGTCGGTGACGATCGTCCCGGTGTAATAGTCGTGCTCGCGGGTGCGGCCGGGGTTTTTCGGGTCCGGTGCGACACCGGAAACAGCCGCATGCAGCACGCGGAACTTGCGAACTGGCTCCGGAGCAACGTTTACACTCTCCGGGTCGGTGGCCTTAATCGGATCTGCCATGTGGTTAGCTCCTATCTGGCCGCGCGGGTGCCTTAAAAGTGCCCGCGCGGCCTATCATCGTATCAATCGAGCAATCTGCCCGGCCGAGTTTAATTCGTCTGGATGAGGACGCCGTGTTCCGGCCGCATTAGCGAGAACCCATAGAGCAGGTCGATGGTGATCTGCTCGTAGCCGCCGTTTGCATTCCACGACTTCACGAGGCGCATGGTGATACCCGTGTCCGGATCGGTCATGGTCGTACCGAGCGCGCCCGTGCCGGCCTGCGGGAGCGGCAGCGAGCGCGATGCCATCAGCAGAAAGTCTTTCGTATAGAAGAGGTTCTTTGCGCCGGTCGTCTGCGAGACCTGGGCGACCGTGATCGCCGGGGACGAGCCGCCGGTGAACGAGTCGGTATGCGTGATGGCGTAGGTGTTGCCGTTCAGGAACGCGAACGTGTACGGGCCGCCGGCACTTCCCGAGACGTAGAGCAGCCCCTGCAGGCCCCAGGCCGCCACGCAGGCCGCCTGGACAGCCGATGCCGAGGCGTTGTAGGCGATCGGTCCCGTCGAGATGCTGTTAAGCGCCAGCACGAACGTACCGCCCGTGGGCGAGCCGCCGATGGTGACCGTCTGCAGCGTGTTGTCGTTCGCGGAGACGTTCGGAACAAGCTGCGTCGGCGCGACCTCGAAGCCGTAGGCGCGGCCGATGGCCCCCGGGATCGTGACGGCCGCGTTTCCATCGCCGATCGTGGCGCGCGACACGTTGTTGCTGACGCCAATCGCATCGTAGCGTACCAGGTTGGTGAGCTGGAGAATGGCGGCTTCCTGGGCGGTCGAGACGACGCCGAACATCATATCCGAGGGCCGGACCTTGTTGTCGCGGAGGATCTTGCGCGCCGACAGGATGTTGGCTTCGGTGATGGTCGATGCGTTCGTGATCGTATTCGCCGCCGCGACCAGCCGCCAGGCCGCAAATAGATCGAGGTCGATGCGCTCGGCCAGCGCGATCATAGCGTCGTTGACGTAGCCGCCGCCCTGATCCTGGTTCTGAAAGGCGATGACTTCGGACGTGAGCGCGAAGGTGACCTCCGGGTGCTTGTTCAGAACGAGATCGACTGTGGACGACTGCGGGTTCTGCACCGTGTAATTGCCGGTCTCCGCCTTGTCGTTGACGACGAGCGTGCCGCGCTTCGGGAGGTGCAGTGTCTTGCCGACCGTGAACGTCTCGCCGGTCGGAAGCTCCGTATCCATCGTGACGGTCTTCTGGAGCGTCAGGTAGTTGCGGAGGCGGCCGAGCGCTGTCGCCAGCCAGATCTCCGGAATAAACCCTGAGGCTTCTGCAGTAGTGATATTGGACATGATTTATCTCCAGTGAGCAGGCAACAAAAAAGCAGGCCGTCATGCCTGCGCTTGTCCTGCTGATTTGTGTTTGCCGCCCTGCTCACAAGGAGCGGCAGGTTATCCGTCGATGACGCGGCCTTCGAGCGCCGCTTGCTTGACCTCCGGCGAGGCCGCGAGCCTGGGATCGGCACGGAGCTCGGAGCGTTTGTAAATGCGTGCCGCGCCGCCGCCTCGGGGCGGATCGGTCGGACTGCCCACGCGGGGCTTCGGCAGCAGCTTCTGCAGCTCCTCGGCGTCGGCGCGCAGGGATTCCTCATCGGTGCCGATCAGTCGCGCGGCCATGGCGGCCGGAAGCTTGAACTCTGCGGCGACCCTGTTGCGCAGGTTCTCCATGCGGAGGGTATCGCGCTCCGCGATGGCCGCGTCGCGCTCTTCCTGCAGGCGCTGCTCCTGCGTGAGCTTGGCCTTGCGTGCTTCCTCGTCGCGCCGCTTGTAGCCCTCGTTCTCCTTGCGGAGGTCTTCGAGCTGCTTTCGGATCTGGCGCATCTCGTAGGCGGCACGTGACTGATCCTTGGGATCCGGCTGGCGCGCCTCTTCTTCCTGGATCGCCTCTTCGGCCTCCTGCTTCGTTGAGGTCTCTTCAGCGGTCGCCGTGGCCTCTTTGGTCTCTTCGAACGTTTCGGTCTGTTCGGGCATTGTAATCGTCTCCCTTGGGTGTCGCCATCGTGACGGGGTACCACGGCGGCCATCGTCTCGCCATAAGCCGGGCGGTGCGGCATGCGTTACAGATTGACCATGTCGGGCTGCAAGTCGGCAACATCGGCGCGTGCGAGCGGCGCGACGGTGACGTCCTGAGATGGTGCGGGTGTTTCCTTGCCCGCTTCGTCCGCAATCTCCTCGACTTCGTGCGGCGGATGCCCTTCGGCCAGGGCCACGCGGCGCGCGCCGCGCGGCTTCGTCAGAAGGCCAGCACTGACCTGCTTCGTGGTTCGATCCGTGAGTGCCGACAGGTCGTCATCGGTGGCGTCGAAGTAGTCAGGCCAGTTCACCGTCACATCCGGCAAATCGACCGATGGGAGCGCGATATCCCCGATCCGGACGCCGCCGACATTCGCGAGCCCGGTCAGCATATTGCTGAAGAACGGCCCGAGACCGCCCTCGCCCCATGCGGTGCGCTTGTGGTCCGAAGTCGCGATGGTGCGTCCGTAGAGCATTGTGAAGACGGCGCGCGTCATGTTGCCCTTATTCGTAACCGTGGCCGGGTCGATCCGGGACATGCCGCACTGCGCGTAAAGCAGTTCCTCCCATCGGTCCATGGTGCGGTGGGAGAACTCGCGCGCCTGCCCGTGCGGCTCCAGCAGCTTCATGTCGGCGGGCGGGCCTTCCTTGTTCTGGTTCTCGACGGAGATCGGTTCGCCGGGAAGCAATGGGCCGTCGTTGTTGAGGCGAGCATTCGTGGTGACGGGGATCGGCTCGGAGTGCATCTGGTTCGAGCGGTCCTCCCCATGCATCGTCAGCGCGATACGGTCGATGAGCTTGAACGAGCGCCAGCAGTCGCCTTCGCCCAAGAGCTGCCCCTCCACGGCGCGGTTCTTGATGAGCGCGACAGGGATGACGCCGAAGGCGTTCGTCTCCTGCTGGTCGATCTCCCACCCCTCGCCATCGCCGAGCGACGCGGTATAACCGGCAAGTTCCGCGACCGTCTGAACGGACGATTCCCCCGCGAACTTCGGCTTGTAGGTGACCCATAGCGCATCCGTCCACTCCTCGCGGTAGTAGTACCAGCGGCCGTCGTTCGGATCGCGATACGGGTACTGCACGCGGGCGAGCAGGATGCGCGTGAGGTCGTGCGGATCGCACCAGACGCGGCATTCCTCCGGGACGGACAGGAACGCGAGGCGCACCGGGCAGCGCGGATCATCGGCGTCGTAGCTCCACTTCACCGCAATCGTTCCAAGGTTCCCGGCGCGGCGAGCGAGCGATACCCAGCGCGTATTGAGGCTGTTGCGCTTGATGACCTCGGCAAGGAAATCGTTCGCCGCGTCATTCTCCGAGACGGTGAACGACGGCGGCCCGCCCCGGAAGGTGAACTCCGCCGACTCGTCTACCAGGACCTTCACATACGGAAGCGCGGTCGGCACCGGTCCTTTGTCCAGGGGCCATTGCTGAGACCCAAAGGCGTGCTTGGGATACGGCCGCATGTCGTAGTAATCGAACGACGTCCAGGTATTCTGCAGCGCCGCGAACGTGCCGGGCGCGACCGTTTTCGTGTTGATGAGATCGTTCGCGTCCATAAGCTGAAACGAGGAAAGGCAAGCGGAAACAGAATCAGGCGAAACCGTAACGGCGACGGCGAGCGGGATCAGCTTCCCGGGTGACGGTATTGGGTGGTTTGTGGGCCGAGATGACCGCGAGCGCGATGGCCCAGCTCATCACCAGGTCGTCGTGGTAGCCGTCCGGTGCGCCCGTGCCGCCGTTGTCCAAGATACGGTAGATCTGCATTTCGTTGAGCGCGGCCTGCGTGCGGATCTTGCAGAGCTCGTCCCGCAGCGCTTCCGCGAGAGTGTCGATGGAGAGCGGCTTCGTCTTGAGGTTCGTCACCCAGCCGGGGCGCTTATCCTCGCCGTAGACGATGCTGGGATATCCGGCCTTGCGCAACGCGAGCAGGACCGCGTGACCGTGGTTGTTCCGCTCGACGACTATTCGCGCTCCGTATGCAAGGCCAAGGGCCTCCAGAACCTCGGCGTATTGATCGGGCTCAGGGTGACCGTGAAACGAGGCGATCTCTTCCCATGTCTCCTCATCGATAACCGTCGCCGCGCTGTAGTCGCCGTGCTCCAACCCTTCGGCGACGTCGGCCCCGATGATATACCGACAGCCAACAACCGGCAGGGTGTAAATCCGAAGATCACCGTACTTGCCGGGGTCGTCGAATGGGCGCAGGGAGACGGGATAGTCCGTCC